GTCCAACATGTGGATATTGTGTCAACGCTAAAAACTGGTTCAACGAACATAATATTGAATATACAGAACACAGTCTAGCAAATGATGATGAACGATTACAGTTTTATCAAAGAGTAAATAATACAGAAGAAAGATTAAATAAAAGGGAAGGTATCACCCAAAGTGTTCCACAGATTTTTGTTAATGGTTCTAGAATTGGTGGGTTTTCACAACTACTAGAAAAATCCGATGAGATTCTAAAAATCCGTGGTGGAAGTCTTTTAGCATTTTCAGAAGCATATAAACCATTCTATTATCCGTGGGCAGTTGAAATGGTTACTAGACACGAAAAGGTGCATTGGATAGAAGATGAAGTAGATTTATCAGAAGATGTTTCAGATTGGAAGAGTAATAAGTTATCTGATTCAGAGAGAGATTATATTACAAACGTACTAAGATTGTTTACACAATCAGATGTTGCAGTTGGACAAAACTATTTCGACCAATTCTTACCTAAATTTAAGAATAATGAAATACGAAATATGCTTGGTTCTTTTGCATCAAGAGAAGGTATTCACCAAAGAGCGTATGCACTGTTAAATGAGACACTAGGTTTACCAGATAGTGACTTCCACGCTTTCTTGGAATATAAAGAGATGGCAGACAAAGTAGATTATATGATGGATTCAGATGTATCTACACACAAAGGTTTAGGACTTGCTCTTGCAAAATCTGTATTCAATGAGGGTGTATCATTATTTGCATCGTTTATTATGTTATTGAACTTCCAAAGGTTTGGTAAGATGAAAGGTTGTGGTAAGATTGTTGAGTGGTCAGTAAGAGATGAATCAATGCATGTTGAAGGTATTGCAAAACTGTTTAGAGCATTTTGTTCAGAGAAACCTAAAATTGTTAATGATGAGTTTAAAAAAGAAATCTACAAAATGTCCGATAAAATAGTTGAACTAGAAGATAAGTTTGTGGACATGACATATGCACTAGGAGAACCAGAGGGTTTAAAGGCCGAGGATGTAAAGACATATATAAGGTATATTGCCGATAGAAGGTTATTACAGTTAGGATTAAAAACAAACTTTAAAGTAAAAGAAAATCCTATACCTTGGTTGGAGTGGATTCTTAACGCTGCCGATCATACTAACTTTTTTGAAAACAGAGTAACCGAATATGAAGTCGCTGGTTTATCTGGTGATTGGAAGGATGCATATGAAACGAAGCATTAAATGATAAAAATAATAAACTGTGAAGAGTGTGAGGCTGATTTTAAAGTCTCACACTCTTTGAGCACTAGACATTACAAAATAGAGTTTTGTACCTTTTGTGGTGCAAGATTAGAGGAAGAGCAACAAGACGAAATCGAGAGTGAGGAAGCATGGGATGATGAAGATGAGTGGAATTAATGTTATACACATTTGGATGTAGTTACACAGAAGATGAAGGTGAAGCACATTTAAAAGATAATCTTGTATATCATCTTGGGAAAACATATTACTTTCCCAAATGGCCTAAATTATTATCTCAGCATTTAAGTATGGAATATAAGAATTTTGGAGTAGGTGGTTCTGGTAATGACCAGATATTCTACCATGCTGTAAATGAGATAGTTCATAATCATAATGATATTGACACCGTAGCGATATTATGGTCTGCGATGTGGAGATTTTGGGTTTATGGTAAAAATTTTAATCCAGTTAACGTCCTTACTACTGATAGTTCTTGGTCAAAACTTTTGGACTATGAGGTTTATAAACATTTACTCAAAGAATTACAATATCCTAATCAAGCAACAAAGTTCCAAATAAATTGTTTTTTAAAAAATATAACTACCTTGCAAAAACTATGTGATGATTATAATATAAAATTATTGCAGTGGTGTGGCACTGGATTACTGGAATATACCCCCCCTCAACATAAACCAAACTACTCAATTATGGAACAGTTTGAGGAAGAACTACAAAAATACGACATAGATGAAACTAATATTATAGGTTGGCCTTTTACGAGAGACCTAGGGGGTATGACTTTTTGGGATATCCATAATGGGGATATAAATAAAGATATGACTATATCCGAAGAAGATAGTCATCCAAATGCAAAAGGACATGAATTGATAGCAAGGTATTTTTATGAAAACACAATCAGCGAAAGCTAAAGGTAGAAGATTACAACAATGGGTTCGTGACCAATTGATTGAGAAATTAGAGGTACACCCAGAGGATGTAGAATCCAGAAGTATGGGTGCTGGTGGTGAGGATTTGATTATGGCCCGTGCTGCTCGTGCAAAGTTTCCGTATTCAATAGAGTGTAAGAATCAAGAATCAGTTAACGTCTGGAAGGCTTTTGAACAGGCAAATGAAAACTCTGGTGATTATCAACCTATAGTTGTAATAAAACGTAACAAATCAAGGCCTCTGGTTCTGATAGATGCAGAATATTTTGTAGAATTACATAAAAAAACACTTGACAATGGTTAAAGTTTATGTTAATCTATAAATACAATAACAAACCAAGAGGTTAAATATGTTAAAAAAAGCAATAATAGGTGCGGCCATGGTGGCTGCAATATCAACGAGTGCCTATGGACAATCTATTCCACAAGGTGCTAAAATTATATCTGTTCAAGATATAGAAAAAACAATCATACAACAAGTACCATACCAAGTTACGGTATGTAGAGATGTCAAAGTTAATAACGGTGGCGTTATGAGTGGTACAACCAATGCTCTAAAAGGTAATGGTGATGCACTACTAGGTGCTATTATCGGTGGTATCATTGGTAATAAAGTTGGTGATGGTAATGATATCGGTAAAGTACTAGGTGTTGTTATCGGTTCAAATATCGGTAGTAAAGAACAAGGTGAAGTTAGAAACGTCTGTTCAAATGTTACTAGATATAATGAGGTTCAAAAAACTTCATATTCACATTCAGTTCTAACATTTGAATATAACGGTACTATTCAATCAATCAACTTTACTAAGTAGGTATAGATGAGAAAAGATAATAGTAGAGGATGGAAACCTAGAAACAATTTCCAGCGGAGAGAAGAACGCCCAAGAGAATTAGGTGGACTAACCGTAGTTGTTAGAAATAATGATGTAAACAAAGCTCTTAGAATCTTGAAAAAGAAAATGCTCAATGAGGGTATTATGAAAGAGATAAGAGATAGATCAGAGGGTTATAAGAAACCATCTGAAAAAAGAAGAATTGCCAAAAAAGCAGGAATCAAAAGATGGCAAAAGAAACAAAGAGAATTAGAGGAAAGGGAATAGTATCTTGCTAGATCAAAAAGAAAAGATGGAAAAAGTTCGTGCTGCTAAAAAACCAGCACAGAATAAATCAATTCACCCAAATGTCTTAGAGTTAGATGATGAACATCCCTTAACAGCAAAAAACGTAAAGGATTGGATTAATTGGAACAAAGATAAATTACCAGAACTAAAACGTGCTGCTCGAATGAAAGAAAGAGGTTCTATTGCAAAACTTGCCGATGTAGAAAGCTATATAAGAAACCTAAATGGTTATCTTAGAGGTGGACAATGGGTAGATGATTTCTATGGTAGAGAACAAGAGAGAAAAATCAAATGGGTGACGATAGTACCGAAGGGGTAGACGAAGATAAAATTGTTAAAGGGCCTAAAAAATGGTTTGATACATTTCAGAAACTTTCTAAAGAAAAACGAACTAAGATAAAGAAAGTACAAGCTGATATGTTAATCATTGAGGGGCTCACGGAAAACATTGTTATTGAGTTTATCGAACATTTAAAAGAAGAGGGGTTCAATATTGAATCCCCCCAAATGATGGGAGACATAAGATTTATTACCGAATGTGTGAAAGCAACTATTATGAGGGAAGTAGGATATAAACACCCACTAAGAGATGCAATTAATAAGTATGTAAAGGATACAGAAGATAATGATAATAATTGATATGAACCAAATTTGTTTGGCTTCAGTAATGATGTCTCAACAAATGTCAAATAGTAGTGAAGTAGATGATAAAATGATTCGTCACATGATACTAAACTCTATTAGATTATACAGAGGTATGTTCAATGAAAAGTATGGTGAAGTTGTCCTTACATACGACTCCAAACACTATTGGCGTAGAGATTACTTTGAACAGTATAAACACAATAGAAAGAAAGGTAGAGAGAAAGACAGTAAAGATTGGAATGCTATCTTTGAATGCCTTAATCAAATTAAATCAGAGTTTAAAGAAAACTTACCATACAAATTTGTTGAAGTATATGGTGCAGAAGCAGATGATATAATCGCAACACTAGTGAAGAATTTTCAAGATGAAGAAATTATGATTATAAGTGGAGACAAAGATTTTATTCAATTACAAACTCATACTAATGTTAAACAGTATAGTCCTATCTTGAAAAAGTATGTTAATGGAGAAGACCCAGAGACATATATAAAGCAACACATATTAAAGGGTGATGCAAGTGATGGTGTACCAAATGTGCTATCGCCAGATCACACTTTTGTGGAAGGGTTACGACAAAGACCTTTAACAAAGAAAAAGATTGAAGCATGGATTGATATGAATATAGATGATTTTGAAGAAGAAGTTAAAAGAAACTATATCCGAAATCAAAAGTTGATTGACTTAAAAATGATTCCAGAAAATCTTGAAAAAGATATTATGGTTGATTTTTGTGAAGCGCCGATCAATGATCGCTCCAAACTTTTTCCATATTTCACAAACAAACGGTTACGAGAATTAACAGAAAACATAGGAGAATTTTAAATGGCCGATGACATAACATTACTTTATCATGAGATTTTAGATAAAGTTCATAAAGCAAAAACTAAAAAAGAAAAAGTACAACTTCTTAAAAAGTACAATACAGCTGGATTAAAGATGGTTATCAAATCATCATTTGATCCTAAAATCGAGTGGGCAATTCCAGAGGGTGACGTTCCATTTGAAGTAAATGATGCGCCAGATGGTACAGAACATACTAGACTTGCTACAGAATCAAAAAAGTTGTGGCACTTCATCAAAGGTGCTGATAGACATATTACACAGAATAAAAGAGAGTATATGTATATTCAGTTGTTAGAGGGATTGTCTGCTGGAGAAGCAAGAGTACTAAATGGTGCTAAAGACAAAGCCTTGCACAGAATCTATAAAGGACTATCTGCTGATGTAGTAAAAGAGGCATTTGGTTGGAATGATGGTTTTATGATTCCAGATCCAAATGCTCCTAAAGTAGCCTATGACAGACAAGGAAACCGAATCGTTGCAAGTGATTCGTACCCACAAGCGTCTGGCTCGGCTAACGGAGTAGGATAAAACGCTGTATTATCAAGGGTTTATTTTAGGGGTTGACAACGCCCTCTTTTCATGGTATAGTATATACATAATCAATGATGAGAGGAAATAATATGAAAGTTAAAAATTACTATTGGGCACTAACAGAGTTATTCATGGACAAGATGACTAACTATCTAAAAATGGGAACACCCATTTCAGTTTCAGATGCTGTTGCAATGACAATGGTTTCACAAAGAAAAGGTGATATCTGTTTAGATTTAGTTGGGTTTGATTCCGACATGGGGTTGGAAGAACAATTAGAAGAATTTTACAGTGAGGTTCAAAATGGTTAAATTGAAAATTGGTGATGCAGTAATCGGAAAGTTTGGTTCTGCAAAAATTACAAAGATTGAGTTGTGCGAAAAAGTTGGACAGAAAGAAGGTATTGCTGTTCCAGAGATTTGGGCCAAGTTAGTCAATCAGTGTGTATTCGATATGGACAATGGACATTTTGAATATGGAACAGATTTAGATTATGTACCTTATTAGGAGTTTTATTATGAAGATCGGTTTATTTTTTGTAATCCTTGCTTGTATTGCACTAGTAGGATATATTGAAGACCCTTGCGCTACAGAAGGTTTGATGCAAGGTTGTATGGATTAATGGTTTCTGATGTCCTCGCCTCTCATATCTCATCATCAAAAGAGGACAGCAGACGACACAATCAATATATGATGAGTATAATGTGATTAGATTGTGTCAGTAGGGGGGGAAATAATTGCCTCCCCTACACTTTTTATAATGACTAAATATTAGGTGATTAAATGTATAACTGTGTTACAGTAGAGGGTAGTACAAAGTCCAAGAGAAATCTTGTTAGGGAAGTTGCATACTTTTGTATAGAAGAAATGCTCCCAAGATTCAGAACTCTTGATGTAGAAATAAATCTCATAAAATTGAAAGAAGAAACAAATTGTGATGGACTTTGCTCTATTGGCAATTATAGAAATCATTTTGAAATTGATATTGAAAAAGGATTAGAAGGAGATGACCTAATAACTTGTGTCGCTCACGAAATGGTACATGTAATGCAATACGCTAAAGGAATGTTGAAAGATAAAAACTCAGCAGGATCGGAAGTATATTGGAGAGGGTACGATTATAGTAACTACGAATATTGTAGACAACCGTGGGAAAGACAGGCTTATAGGATGCAAGAGTCTCTTCTGATCAAATATAAAGAATGGAGTAAAAATGGTAACAGAAATACTTAGTACTGCACTTATTTGTTTAGCATCTAATGTGTATCACGAGGCAAAGAATCAATCAATAGATGGACAAATAGCAGTTGCAGAAGTTGTAATGAATAGAGTTGCAGATACAAGATATCCTAATACTGTATGCGAAGTTGTAAAACAAGGCCCAGTTAGAGAATCTTGGAAAACAAGAAAAGACCCAACAATCCCTAAATACAAAAGAAAGTATTTTCCAGTAAAACACAGATGTCAGTTTAGTTGGTATTGTGACGGAAAAGGTGATGAGATAAAAGAACATAATGCATATGTAATCGCTACATGGGTTGCAAATGGTGTACTCAATGGGAAACTCAAACCTACCGTTAGTGGGGCAACTCATTATCATGCAGATTATGTACTACCAGAATGGGCAGCTACAAAAACAAAAACCAAGGTGATACAAAATCACATATTTTATAGGTGGGAGAAATAAATGATTGAAACAATAATTGCATCAATGCTAGGTAGTTTTATGTATGATAATTTTGAATTTTTTAAAACAGCGAATAAACAATATGAACAAGGATATAGATGGGAAATGGATTATAAAACTAGAAATCCAAATGTACCAGCAATTCCTTTGATAAATGAAGTTACAGGCGAAGAAAAAGTTATATGGGTATTAAAAACAAAATAGTACTTGACAATTCTTCAATTGTATGATATGATTTATATAATTAAAATAGGCGATAACTATAGTTAGGGGTATATGATGATGAGAATTATAATATGAGATATCAAATGCTTGACATTTGGATTGAGAGTCCTCAAGTCCTATTTTATATGAGGACGATATGAATATATTTTACTTAGACAAAGATCCATCAGTTAGTGCCTCTATGCATCTAGACAAACATGTTGTTAAGATGTGTACGGAGTATGCACAACTGTTATCTACAGCGCATAGATTGTTAG